GCCCTCGGAAGGGAGAACAATGGCCCAGTCGGATCTGAATGACTGTGTCCTCACCGACAAGCAGATCAGCACCATTCGCCGCCTGGTGCTACGAGAGCTGAGGGAGGTGGAACACCGCATCGCCAAGCGTACAACAGACCATCGCAACATCAAGGACAGCCAATGGCTCAAGGATCGGCAGGGTCAGATTGAGAACCTGCAATCGGTGCTGAGCGCCATTGAGCTGGAACCAACAAGAACTCCGGCTGCAGGGTAGACTGGGGTGTCAGCACAACAAGAAAGGAATGGTCGATGAGCGACCAACAGACCAGTAGCCAACGCCGGGAAGATCTGCTGCGCCGAGTGCGAGGCCTGATCGATACGGCCGATAGCTACGAGGAAACCGGCAACAGTGAAGCCGCTCAGACATACCGCAACAAGGCAGATGAGTTGATGACCATCTACGCCATTGAGGAATTCGAGCTAGCTTTCAACACTGGTACGGAGCGGCAGAGGCCGGAGCTACGGACGTACGAGTATGGTGATGCGCCGTACGAGGTTCAGGATCAGCTCAGCAGCTTGTTCTACTCTCTGGCAGAGCACTGCCGAGTGAAGATCGGCTGGTGGGGGTGGCAGAAATCCAAGATCGTCGGCTATCCCGCCGATCTCGAGTACCTGGACGTTCTATTCACCAGTGTACGGATTCACATGTCCTCCCAGGTCCGCCCGCATGCCTCCAAAGCACTGGGGTACGAGGAAAGCCTGGCGGTCCTGAAGGAGTCCGGCCAGAAGTGGGCCGACATCTATCCGGCTTTGCTTCGCACCTTTCCAGAGAGGTTCGAGCGCACTCGCAGTGACCACAAGTCCAACAAGAAGTTGGTTCCTGGCTACAGCTACTGGCAGGAGAAGCAGGAATTCGTTCCGACAGACGAGGACTTCGAGAAGGACTACCGCTGGACGCAGGTCAATGAGAAGTGGTACCTGAAAGAGATGCCACGGCCCATTGGCGTTCGCTTCACCAAGGAGTACACGGAGTTCTGCAAGGACACGGATCGCAAGCGCATCTACAGCGACCCCAAGACCTACCTGCGTAGCTTCATTGATGGGTACGTGAGCGAGGTTCGTACTCGGCTGTGGAAGATGCAGAACGCAACCAGCGAGGCCACCACTGGTAAGGAGCTAGTCCTCAAGTCGATATTTGAGGACCTGATGGAGTTCTTCTATGAGAACTTCCCGGAGAAGCGACCTCATCCCGCCACTTGTGATTGTGATGTGTGCCATCGCTGTAATGATCCTAAGTGCCAGCGCCCCAACTGCGTCGCTCGCCGGAAGCCGGTACGCTATCGCAAGATACAAGAGCGAGCCTACAGCGCTGAAGGGGCCCAGCGAGGACGGCAAGCAGGAGCTAATGCCGATCTGACGGGGCGTGGCCGGGGTGTTGGAGGCTCCCGGCCCAAGGAGCTTGATTGACGGATACTAAGGCTGAAGCCGAGATGGCGCTACGGCAGGCGATCGTGCAGCACGCTCAGGCGTTTGAGGCTGACTACCCAGAAAGTCTTCTGAGTGAGTTCGCAGTGATTGCATGTTGGACGCCCATGAACGAATCAGACTCATGTGAATACAGCGTTCACTACCACACAGAAACAGTAGCGGAGCATGTGGCAGTGGGATTGTTCACTATGGGAGTGGACATTGCCATGGCTGACGATGAGGAGGAAGAATGACAGAAATGAAGTACCAACAGATAGACATCACCGCACCAGAGTACGGGGTGCAGATCGACGTGAGAGAGGACAGCAAGGTCGTTTGGATCACGGTGGACGGAATGACAGTTCTGCGCATCTGTCAGATTCCGCACCTGGAACTGAGCCTGCCCGGTGCTAAGAACTGGGTGGTCAGCGAGAAGACCAAGGCGTTGCAGAAGCTCTACGGGCTCTATCGGCAGTTGGAAGATCGCAAGGCGGAGATCGAGAACTGGGAAGACATCGCCACAGGCGAAGGTGCCACGGAGGAGGAGATTGATGCCGTCAAGCACTCCCCGTAGCGTGTGGTCCGTAGCGGCCTCGCCTCGCTGGTGGCAGGAATGCGCTCGGGAGGCCAACAGGACACTGGAGCAGGACGAAGTGTTGGAGCGGCTGCGGTCCAAGTTCGGAATCAGCAGGCACTCTTGGCGCATCATGTGTGGGCTGATCGCCATGAGAGGAGCAGAAATAGCAGTGAAGAAGCTGTACGCAGAGCTACATAACCCATTCCCGGAGGAGGAACATGGCTAGTGGTCATGCGTTTGATAAGTTCCACGGATGGAAGGCAGGGGAAGCTCCGGATCTGGTCGATCCATATGGGATCTGGCAGGCGGATATTCTTGGCAACCTTGTCACGTACGAGGAAGAGCTCAATAGCGAGTTCGGTGACACTTGGAAGCTCAGTCCAAATCCAGATAAAGATCACCCTTGGGAGATCATCCTGACCGTCGGCGGCGGCAGTCCAGAGGATGAAACAGGGTGGCAGTTCCGCTGCTACATGAGCGATCACCACGCTGACGCTCGGCTGATCGTCGACGACTACGTGCCAGAGTTCTCTGGTGGGATACCGATCGAAGATGACCAGGCGCCGACAGTTCAAGAGTGACGTCATCGGGCAGGTGGCCTGGTTCATAGATGAACAACCGAAGAAAGGAGAGCACATACTGAACTGGTGCGTGCTCTGTAACGGCGGGCTGCACCACCATTGCGAGAGAATGCAAATGCGCTTCTGCCAATGCAGGTTGGAAGGACACCCAACTAGTACAGTAGGGACGTAATACCAAATCATACAGGAGGACAGTAGTGACCGAACTAGACAATCCCTTCAATCCGTTAGTAGCTCAGCAACCGGAAACAGAGAATCTCAACTGTCCGGAATGCGGGGCGCTGCAGAAGTCGAAGGGTGGCTTGGCGGTGCACCGTAGTAAGGCGCACGGCGTCGTCAGCCAGGAACCACAGGCCATCGAGCGTAGGAAGAAGCAGGCCGCTCAGCGCAAGGCAGCTAAGGCCCGTAAGGCGGCAGTCGTCAAATCCTCGGCTGCGGTCGAAGCTGCCCCCAACCCTCAGATAGTTCGGGTGCACCTGACTGAACTGTTTCACACCGAAGACGACCGCATCATTCTCATCGGCGACGACGGTGAGCTATGGGGCGCCAGGAGGCTGCGGTTCTAATGGGCTACAGCGTACTGATCAACGGTACACGCCCCAGAACCAAGAAGATGGTCCTGGCTATGATGCGGCAGGATCCCGGTGCGGTGGTCTGGGTGAATGACAGCCTCTACGGGCAGCACGCTGGAATGACGTTCACCGGAACCAATCTGCCGGAAGGGCTGGACGATACCTTCGTCGGGCCGGACCCGCATCGGGAACGGCGTTGGTATGGCCAGATCAAGGTCAGCAAGGGGAAGGTAACGGTCAGGTGAACGTCACCTATCCAGACGTCACGGTGCAGTTCACCAATCAGGACGGCAACGTGTTCAACCTCATCGGCCTGGTGAGGCGAGGTATTCAGACCAAGCATGGAAGGGAGGCTGCCGTCAGATTTGTACAGGAGGCCACAAGCTGTGAGGACTACAGTCAGGTTCTCCAGCTATGTTTCCGAACAGTGGTGGTGACATAGTGGAAGACAGCGACAGTTGGCACATCATTCCGGTTTGCTTCCGAGCACGGGGAGGACCTAATGGATTCCCCACCCGGCTACGTGCCACCGAAGGGTTGAGGGCGTTTCTGTCTGGGATACAGGATCAGCCGGAGGCCAACTTCTTCTTCCCGGAGATTTGGTTTCCCAACGATCCTATTAGCAACTGGGATGGAGAACCCAGGGATCAGTACCATCTGGAATGGGCCCAAGGTCCGATTCCGGAAGACCTAGGAGATAACATAGTCAGGAGAGAAGAATGATTATCTTGGTACTACTAGGAGCCGCTGCCATAGCGGGTGGCGCTTGGATTGTCGCTCGATTCGTGATCGACAATAACTTCCCGCCTTCCGCTGGTAAGCTGGGCGGCGATAAGGGATTGAGGCCCCCACGATGAGGCGGGTGGTGTTCATACTCCTTCCGCTAGTACTGGTGGCATCGTTGACGGCGTGCGAGCGGCAGTATCCCTACGACGAGCGTTGGCCCAACGGGATGTACGTTCATCCTCATTTCATGCCTCCGCCTCCGCCGGAGCATGAGCACGAGATGGCGTCGTGCTGGATCGGTATGAACGACCTGGCAGATGCGACGGTGTGGTCGTGGCTGAATGATCCCGGCTTGGAGAACGAAGAAGAGTGGTCGTGGTGGTTCTACTCAGACTTCTTGGGAGGCGTCGCTGATCGGTCATCGTGTCTGGCGGAGTGGCCGTGGGAACGTCAGGTTCTGCGTCACAACTACGCCTGCGGCTATGCGCTGGTGCCGTACTTCGGATCTGGTACCGAGGGAGATATGCTGTTCTTCCGTACTCACTTCCTGTGTGACGCTACGGCCCACGCTTATCTGCCGATATTCTGCGACTGTATCCCCTTCGGATTAGCGGCAGATAGCCCACCAACACCCACGCCGGAGGCGCAACAGGCGATGGCCCTGGGCTTCACTACCATGGATCCTACGGGTCAGTTCTTAGTGGATCCGTCCAATCCAGCGACGCCCCAACCATGCACGCCAGATCCCAGAGACACTCGGGTCTGTCTCCCAGCGGGGTCCGATCCGCCGCCATACGCAGGATGACGGGTTACTCCGTCACGAACTCTAGGGGAGTGATACACTACCCCTACCGGGGACAAGCCCCGGAGAACAGGAGATAGTAATGCCAGCAGCAGTGAAGCGGTCAAGCAAGAAGGCGTCTGCCAAGAAGGTGGCCGCCAGCAAGAAAGCCGTCTCTAAGAAGGCGGCTCCTCCGGCCAAGGCGGCGACTCCCAGGGGTGGTAAGGCAGCCACCGTCGATCCCAAGGACGTTGTCCGCATGAGGGACACGGAAGAGCTCAGCTTCAAGGAGATCGGCACCCAGGTTGGCTTGGGCCGAAGTCTGGTCGAGGTTCTGTACATGCGAGGCCACCTGGCACCGCAGGACTTCGTTAGCTTCAAGAACGAAGAGGACCTTGGCGCTAAAGCGGTGCGTATGCGAGATGGTCAGCTTCTTTCCTGGGGCCAGATTGCGGCTCGCACCAACGTGAGCGAAGCCCGACTGCGGACGCTTTATTCCAAGAGCTCCGGCAAGGACAACATCGGGAATCGGATCGGCAAGGGCGGTCGCTACCCCAACGGTCAGACTCCGCCCAAGGCGGCGACTCCGGTCAAGAAGGCGGCTAAGGCTTCCAAGTCCACCAAGGCGTCGGCCCAGGAGAACTTGAATCCTGGGCGCAAGCACATCGCCGACATGGATCTGGACGAGCTGAAGACCCGCATCGAGGGCCACACCATGAAGGTCGGCCGTAGCGGACGTCCTCGTTCCATGGAAGTGAAGACGGTCCAGAAGCTGGCCAAGGGCGAGCTTCATTTCAGCGACAAGAAGGGTGCCGCCCACGCTGTCAAGCTGAGCGACATCGTTCGGGTCTCGGCGTAGTTCTGGCGTGTCCACCCACGCTGGAAGGAGGAGTGGGGCCAGCGTCCTCGACTGGCCCCGCTTCTCATTGGGTAGGGGCCACCCCGCCACCCGGGACGCCCCTACCCGCTACCCTAGGGTGGGCCGTAGCTGGTCTGGAATTGGGGGCAGGGCCAGTGCTATGTCCCCTGTGTTCGGGAGGCTTAGGGGCCAACATGCTAGAAGACTGGCGCTGTAGAAACTGTGGTCGCTTGGCTTATCAACATGAAATCATTCAGGCCACAGGAGGAGTGGAGGGCAGAAGCGATCTGTTACAAGATTGGATGCTGACACTCTTCCAGCGGATCAGACCAGTCCACCCCTGTACCAAGTTCGAGAGGAACGACCATGGGCCTAGAAGACAAGATTGAAACTGGCACTGATAGCACGTTCGGTGCCTACTGTAACGTTCCTGGTTGTGAGTGGGAACGATACATGGAATTCGAGGACATGGCCAGAACTCTGACCGTGCTGCACATGGTCACCAAACACCCGGAGGCTTACTACGAACTGACAGGCAACAATCCGTACGAAGCACAAAGGAGATACAAGATCATGATCAATGCTTGCAGAAGGTGGTTGTGAATGGCACTAGCTGACGGAACCACAAGCGAGTGTCGCTTCTGTGGAATGCTGTGTGTGTGGGAGACAATGTTCCGCTATGACGCACGCACGCCAGACCGGGAAGTGCCAGAAGAAGAACCATGGGCTTACCGGAAGTCGCAGTACTGGGATCACTTTGCGCCAGTCGACCAGGACCATCCCCAGAATTGTCCTCCTGTGGATATGATGGTGAACGACCATCGCACGAAGTGGAAAGACGAGATGCGCAGTGTCACTCGGCGCTGCCTGCCCACCGGCTACTGCGGCCATCAACTCACCAGTGACCGCAGCGACTACTATGGCCAACTCTGCAATCGACCAGTTGTGGACGATGAGCTGTTCATGTGTGGAATCCACGCCGGCAAGGAACGAGAGCGTCAACGTCAGAAAGCGGAAGGTGAGGCTCGCAGAGCACAGAACGAATTCTTGGAGGACTACGTAGAGACGGTGGTCAAGCCCAAGCTGTTGGATCTGGGCTTTCCGGGAGAGACGCTGCTGAGCTGGCAGACTTGGAGGGGAGGAGAAGAGACGAGAGTAATCCTCAACATGGATAAGTTCATCGAATGGCTGTTGGAACTGGAGAAACGACTTGAGAATACCGGAGATAGACCTCAACGAGGATGAGAGTCGAATCATACTGAGGTTCGACTACAACACCGCTCTGGTCAACAAGGTGAAGCAGCTTCCTGGAGCTCGCTTCAAGGCAGTTGACAAGGAGCCGGACAAGGGCGAGATTTACTGGTACTTCAAGAGTGATGTAGAGCTGGCCCGCATGATTCACGACATCATAGAGCCAGACATGACGCCTCGTTTCCGCAAGTGGGCTAATGAGAAGTTGCGCCTTCATAGGGAATTGTCTGCCCTCAGCACAGGTGACACCGCCACTCTGGAGCGACTGCCCCTGATCAACAAGGATCTATACGAGATGATCCACCTGGGGCCGAAGGGGCCGTACTACACGAAGAAAGAGCGGGAAGAACACCTAGCGGGCGACGCTAGTTATCAGGCAGCGGACGTGGCTTTCATGGCGTTGGTACCGGGTGTCATCAATGCCAATCATCCCGGTACTGGCAAGACCATCGAGCTCATTGCGGCCATAGAGGAGGGAGAATTGCTGAATGGGCCGCATCTGGTGGCAGCACCTAGGAGCTCGCTGTACTCCGTGTGGGAGCACTGGCTGCTAGAGCTACAGCCCCACCCTATCTACATCATGCCGGATGGGCGGGAACGTCGCATTCGTACCATGCAGGAGGTGATGTGGCTCTGGGAGGAGGACGAACCATTCTGGCTAGTCACCAATCCTGCTACCCTGACGTACGACAGCGATTTCGAGCGTTGTGCTGATCATGTAGGCAAGAACGGCATCAAGAAGAACGAGCTCCGCAAGTGCGCTCGTAAGGGTGGCTGTCGGGAAGAGTTCTTTCCTGTGTTTCCCGAGTTCGAGGAGATTGAGTGGAACAGCTTCACACTAGACGAGTTTCACTTGGCCGGATTGGGAGAGGGCAACACAAGCACTCACAAAGGTGTGCGGGGTATCACGGCGGACAAGAAGATCCTGATGAGCGGCACGCCTATGGGCGGCAAGATCATCAAGCTATTTGCTGCGCTGAACATCCTGGATCCGGATGAGTTCAGTAGCAAATGGCGCTTCGCCGAGATGTGGCTAGACATCGTCGAAGATCATGGCTACAAGAAGATCGAGTCTCTTCGGAAGGGCATGGAACAGCAGTTCTACTCTATGCTGAGCACACGCATGATACGCCGCACTAAGGACGAAGTATTGCCCTGGCTGCCGCCAAAGCAGATCATCGATATGGTAGTGCCGATGACTGAGAAGCAGGAGGAGCAGTACACTGAATTCGAAGATATGGCGGAGGTCAGGATTGACGACTACAACCTGAGTGCCGTTGGCATCTTGGCTGAGTACGCTCGTCTCAAGCAGTTCGCTAACGCTGTGCAGACCGTGAAGATCATTCCTGATCCTGACCCGGATGAGCCACCGTACATAGAGCTGCATCCCACCGAGGATAGCCCAAAGCTGCCGGTGATCATGGACCTCCTGGGAGAGCGTGGGATCACGGGAGACGAGGATGCTGCGGGGGACGAACAGGTGGTCATCTTCACGGAGAGCGAGCGCATGGCTAGCATGGTGTACGAGTACCTTCTCAAACATAAGATTCCCAGCGCCAAGATAACTGGTCCCGTGAGCACCCGGCGCAGGGCGGACCTACAGGCAGAGTTCCAAGCGCCAGGCGGGCCCAGGGTCATGGTCTGCACCACCACGGCGGGTGGCGTCAGTATCACGTTGGACCGGGCATCTACCGCTATCTTCCTAGACGAAACCTGGAACCCGGACGACCAGGAGCAGGCGCTTGATCGCTTGCACCGAGCGTCCCGCATCCACCAAGTAGTAGGGTACTTCGTACGGACTAACGCCACGATCCAGCAATACATTCAGGAGCGTGTGCTGGATAAGAGCGAAGTCAACAAGAAGGTGCTCGAGTTCCGGAAGCGTGGGTTCTTCACAGGAAAGAGATAGGATGCCAGAACAGCTAGTAACCATCCGGACCTCGGAGAGAACTTGCTACAAGACCTGTAGGCAACAGTGGTGGTGGTCCTACGTGGAGCACCTGAGGCCCAAGGACGTTCGGCCTGCTCTAGGATTCGGAGACCTGGTACACAAGTCGCTAGAGGCGTACTACCCACCAGGCAAGAAGCGCAGGGGAAAGCCTTCCAAGCATCTGATTCGCATCTATCGCAAGATGCTGGAGGATGGAGCAGAGGAGATCTTCCCCATCAAAGACGACCCCACCATCACGGCGGAAGATCTAGGGGTGGAGATGCTGGACAACTACGTCGCCGAGTACGGGGACGACGAGCGGTACGAAGTGATCGCTAGCGAGATGACGTTCCAAGTGGATGTGTTCCATCCCAAGACAGGGAAGTACCTGTACACTTACGTCGGCACCACCGACGGCATATGGCGAGATCTGTTCACGGGTTGGCTGGTAGTACTAGAGACCAAGACTGGCCAGAACCTGGCTCCCTTCGGCGCTCCTACTTGGAACGATGAGCAGGCGGGGAGCTACCTCACATTCGCACCGTTCTGGCTGAAGGCCAAGGGGATACTAGGGCCGGATGAATTCGTGGACTATGTCCTCTACAACCG